AATGCGCTTGTAAGAAGCCTCACTTTTCTCTGTTTTCTCAGAAATAAGTTCAGTTCTGTTTAAAGAGCCTGGTCGTATCTCTGTAACTTTGTCAGGAGCTGGTTGCATAAGATTTGCTAAAGTGCTCTCACAGAATTTTGCTACAGCATCTACTAGATTATTTATTACCATTCTTACTTAACTCATAATCAAGTTCATGTTGAAGTCGTTCCTCGAAGTAATCCTGTGTTTCTTCAGATATTTCATCTAAGATTTGAGGATCTTCGATTAACTGAGGAACTGCAGGTCCTGTAACTTTTTCTACAGGTCGTCTTGCATCGCCAACACGTCTAAAAACGTGTCCCTGCCATACAAAACCATTACCTACAGTACGTTGAACATTTCTTTTGACTGATACCCTGACAGGTCGTTGCGTTGCGCCTGTAGTGTCGTATTTAGGCTTATAGGAGAATTTATCAATACCAAGAGGAGGACCTATGATAATGATTTGAGCACTATCGTCCTCTTTGTGTACTGACATAGCTTCCTTGACAGCCGATGTCTGTACCGTGTAGTTGTCTTTGATAACTTGAGTGATTTTCTTTTTGGCAAAAGGAAGGGCCCTTGATAGAGCCCTTGATTTTGCTTTTTTAGTTACTTTTTCTAGATCTTTAAAAGGATTTTCAGAAATTGTAAGTTTAAGATCACTCATTGTTCTTCATCTGCTAAAACTATACGTATGACACCATATTCAATCGACACCGAGCGAACTACATACTTCACCCCGTCAAGAGTTACGCTTTGCCCCTTAACAGGCGCACCGATAGCTTCTTCAGATACATACAGCTCAGTTAGATGCTCAAATACACCTCCATTGGCAAAGCTTCCTGAAGCTGTATCTAAGCGATCATCATCTACAAGACACTTAATTGATTGACCTTCATACTTGTGTACGTCAGAAAACTCATCAAGATTGAAAAATGTCTTGTCTATGTCATTAGCTATTGCATCTTTAAAAGCTGACATTATTTTTTACCGGCTGTTTTCTTAACTGAGTTTGGAAGCTTGTTGATAAGATTATCAACTTCAGATTCAGTGTTTGTTTGAGTTTCAGCGGTTGCAAAACCAACTGAAATCAGTTTGTTAGCATTTGCATCAGATGTAGTTACAACTTCATCTTCATAATGAATTTCACCATCAAGCAAAATGTTTCTTTTCAGTTTAATATCCATTTTTACTCCATAAATTCTTGCGTAAAAGAAGTGTCAACAGGAGCTATATCGCTATAACTCCTATTGAGTTACGATCTAAGAAACTACTTTTACAACCCAGAATCCTAATGGCTCATGAACAACCATTAAAGGAGCAGATTTAATCTGAACAATACGTCCTGCATTTTCACCGGTTGCCTGTAACCATGAGTTTGGAACACGGTCACCTTCAAGCCACTGGTGAGCATTCTGCTGAACATTGATGATATCTACTACGCCATAAGCTCTAGTAGTTCTTACATCACGACAAGCAATTAAGATACTGTCTTCAGGAATTAGAGGCACATCCTTATGGGAATCATCATCGTAATACCACTCATCATAGGTATAAATATCTAGCTGAGGTAAACGTAAGGTACCGATAAAGCCTACACCATCAGCAAAAGATGATGGGTTAATCTGACCTAAATCAATACGACGAGAGTTGAATGCTGTAGTATCGCCTTTGAGCGCATTGATTAAAGCATCAACAGCCTTTGAACCAGCAATTACCTCTACAGGAGTTAATCCTGATAACTTGGTAATATCACGAACAATCTTTCGCAGATCTGCCATAGGATCAGCATTGGTTACATTCCAAGGTGAAGTTACAGATAAATCTACATAAGGTTTAGTTGATAAACCATGCCAGAAATCAAGCTGTCTTGCTTCACTCTCTGCTGAACCTTGTTCTTTTACAATAATCTTGCCAGTGGTTAATGCCTGAGCACACATTAACTCTTCTCTACGAGTGATCTCTTTATCCAAATCATATAAATCTTTAGCAAGAATTTCTGCTGCACGCTGATTAGGACTCTTAGAAGAATAAATTGCCTCACCTGCTGAGCGTTTTAACGCATCCTCTGCTGTAGTTACTCTAAAAGGGGCAACATAAGCAGGTTTAAAGGTATTAGTAGTATATCCGTCTCTGAAATCCTGTGAACCGCCTGAACGACGTGAAACGAATGGTGCAACCTTACGCTTACCACGGCCTACAACATCAACATCTACACTTTCAGTCTGAAATGTTTCTGTATGACCGAAATAACGGTCTCTTAAAAATGTTTTTGCACGAAACTCGTTCTCGCTGACCATAGACAGCATAGTACGAGGTTCAAAAATATCTATAGTTCCCATTTACTACTCCTATCGTAAAATAATGCCTACATTGCGAGCTGATAAAAATAAATCATTAACAGCAACGGAATTAGCTGCGGTGATTGCTTCTTTATTGAAATCACCATTTAAAAACACTGTTACAGAGGCATCAGTTGAAGATGCATCTACATCTTCAGCAACTACACCAAACACTGCATCAGCTTTAGTTGAGATAGCTTTAACTTTACCCTCTGAAAAGGTAACTAATTCACCACGCTTAAAAGCTGATCCTGTACCAGTTACAATTAGTGATTTAATCTCACTACGGTTAGGGCCTGAGAATAACTTGTCATACTCAATAGAGCCCAAAACAGAATTTAAGTTTGTCATTTATAAAAAACTCCTACTTTGCTTTTGCTAAACGAGCGATTTCAGCTTTTACAGCATTAACAATTTTTGCTTTCTCAGACTGTTCTTTATCTTCTGGTAAAGCACCTTCACTTGAAATGCCAATATCAGCTAAGTCTTTTGCTAAAGATTCACCATCATGCTGTAGCTGAGTTGCAGAGTTAGCTAACATCTGTTTCTGATTCTTTAATGAATCAATAGCAACCTGCTCAGCTGTCTTTGGCTCATCGAACATTGCCTTAACCACGATGTCGTGATTAGAACCAATATCAATATCAAGAAGGGCTTTGATTCTTTCACGCTCTTTGGTTGAGGCTTCAATTGCAATCTGCTGATATAAATCAGGTCGATTACTCTTTAGTTCTTGTGCTGTCATTAACACAGATTTATCTGCTCTAGGCTCTGCCTGAGCTGTTGGCTCGGTATTAGCTACAGCAGACTTTGTAATATTGTCTTTTGGCATCAATTTCTCCTTTGGAAAATGTAAAGACATGTTTTTCAAATCCCACTCGTAGCCAGCAATAGCCAGAATGTGATCACCCTTGAGGCAAGCTGTTACAGGCTCACTCTCGTTTAGCTCATCTGCAAAACCAAGCTCTACAGCCTCTTCAGCTGTAAGCCATGTTTCTGCATCCATGAGAGCTTTAATCTTTTTCTCTTCAAGGCCAGTCTTTTCTGCATAGATACTGCGAATTGACTGAGCATTCTTTTCTAAAATCTCAGCTTCATGCTTCATGTCATCTGAGGTGCCAGCTACAGCTGATGAAGGGTTATGAATCATCATCATTGACCCTTTATCAATTACGCATTTGGCATTCTTAAGTGATGTGATGATGGTTGCAGCACTTGCAGCAAGCCCTGCGACGTGAATAGTGACTTGACCTTTATGTTGTGCAAGTAGACCATTGATGGCTAGGGCAGAGAATACCTGACCGCCAGGAGAGTTAATCATCACCTCAAGCTCATCATTTGTATTGATCTGCGATAATAGATTTTTAACAATCTTCTCATCAAAGCACTTATCATCATCTGACCAACCTTCACAGATAGGCCCATAAAAAGAAAGGCAGGTTTTATTGCCTGCCTTCATCTCAATTTTCATAAGTATTACTTCCTAGGTTTATCATCTGAATCGTCTTCTGTATCATCGTCATTGCCTGTATCAGGTGTTTCAACAGGAGCTATTGGAGCTACTGGTTGTATTGCTTTTAAACCACAGTCCTGCATCAGACGTTCTTCACGCTTGCGCTGAGCCATAATCACATCAAAAGACATACCAGTAAGTTCGGCTGCCTCTCTGTCACGAGTACTAAAGCCTTCGTCAACTCTAAGCTTTGCTGCTTGAGCTTCTTTAGTAGGATCTAACTGACCTTGAGTGTCACCAGCCCAATCGGCGCCACACCATGCCTTCTTGATTGCAGGATCTGCAAAAAAGCCTGGAGCGATTACACGACCTTTAGCTACAGCTTCTGATAACCACTCTTCATACACAGGCTGACACAAACGGTTAACTACCCACTGTCTACGCATACGGAACATCTTCCATGCTTCAAGAATTGCACCACGTGAAGCACTGTATGAGGATGTAAAGCTCTTTAGTAAGAGTTCATAAGGAACTTCTAAAGATGCGCCAATCTGTCTGCAGATTGCATTTACAAAAGGTTCAAATGCAGTGTTTGGACGCCCTGGATTAGATGTTTCAATATGTTCGCCGTCAGCTAGGTTTACAATTCCACCGTTTGATAAAGACACATCATCAGGATCAGAGGTAACTTCACTTATAGCTACATTTGCACCATTAGGGGCAGTTGATACTACAGGATCAATACCCTCTTCAGGATTATCATGTGTAATAAATACAGTGAAATAGCCACTTACAACGGCTGCTACAAGTTCGGCATCTGTGTATCTGCCTAGTTGCTTAAATGCTTCAATGGCGGGAGCTAACAAAGGAACTCCTCGACGTTGACCAGGGCGCTCAATATCGCACATCAGATGTAAGATATTTCGTCTTCCCGAGCCACTAAAGGCTGGTATTCTCTTCCATTCATTCAAGGCATCATTCATAGGACGATGCACTGCATATGGATGATATTTTGCAACATAGTAAGCTACAGGCTCACCATAGTGCCCGATTTCAACACCTTCAAGGATAGAAGTGTCTGTCTTAAGAGTATCAATAGGATCGCAAATTCTATCAGCTTCAATTAAAGACAGCTTTAAATCATAAGGAACGCCGGCACGCTTTATATAAGGCATTGCAATAAAACAATCACCTGACATTAAAGCAGAGATAAAAGCTAAGGCTTGAAACTCATAAAAATTGCACATACGTGCAGCATCACATTCACAGCTTTCAGCCCATAACAGCCACTCGCGCTCAGTGTTTTTCTGCCATTCAACAGCTTGCTCTTCAGTTAAACCAAGTTTTTTGAAATCAATGTGAGAACTTAACATTAAGCCAGAGCCGATAACATTGGTTCTTACAGCTTTAATAGCTGAAGTGGCTAATGGCACACCCATGTAGAGATCGCGACTGCGAGCTCTTAGAGTTTTGATATTCTCTACAATATCTTCATCAGCAGATGCACTGTAAGACATCCAACCAAGAAGTGACTTACGGGCATAGCTGGCGCCGTAATGGCTGTAGCCTGAGTTTACAACTTTACGTTGTGTCTGACCTGATGGTTGCCTTATTTGATTCAGATTAGGTTGCTGAGGAGCTTTCTGTACAGGCTGTTTAGCAACGCTTTGTCTTGATATATTTTGGCTAGGACGTCTTGCTTTAGTTCTATTTCGTTTTGCCATATTACAAATTAAAAGTCCTGAGGTATAACTCGCTGAATGTAGATACTCTTATGTCCACTTTCGCATTTAGTTACGATTGAGCTCCAATACTCAATCTGAGATTGAATATCATTTAAGTTAGCTCTGGTTAAAGAACGTGAACCAATGGTGTATGACTGACCTGTAGCTACTGCTGCATTAGCATCAAGCCACATATTTAAGCGTTCTTTAGCAACTTCATAAGGAATACCTCTATAACTTTTTAAAATTTTGCTTTGCACAGTCATTTAGATAACTCCCTTTGAAAATCTGCGACGTCTAACAGGTTTACTTATCATAGTTACAGGATGTCCATTATTAGCGTTAGCTACATACTGATCATATATAGGCTTCATAAACTCCAGTGCTGCAGTTGCATACACATAACAATCTAAAGCCTCATTACGCTCTCTAATCTTCTTCCATCCTTCATAGACTTTGCCTCTTTC